TGATTAATATCTTTTCTAGACTTATCAAAATAATTTTCCCTAAACCAAACCCTCAAAGAAGAATCTGCTGCCATCTCCATTGCTTTGAATTTAATAAATGATTGTTTTTTTTTCTTCTCTATTCTTCTCAAAAACGCATAGTATATTATCTGAGTAAAATATGAAAATGGATTCTTTGATTTTTCTGGATTGAAATTGTGTGCATACATTAAACAATTTTCAATACCATCACTTACCATTTCTTCCCTATAAGGATAATTTATAAAGTTTGGTTTATATGATAAATGTTCTGCAATCTTCAAAAAACACCCACCAATATACTCCGTTATTGGTGGTTTAGATTCACCACCTGATTCTGCTTCTAACACTAACCTTTTCCAGTCAGACATCTTCTCATAAAATAAAGAGTTATCCACATAGTGATTTTCTTTTGACTTCTCTTTTGACTTCTCTTCTGCCATACTTTTATCTCTCCCGTATTCTCACTCATTCTACTTTAAAATTAAAAGAATTCAAATTATTTCTTTTCTTTCTTGACAGATATAAAATTACCTTTATAATCTCTGTGTTGAGAGTAATAAAGATATTTTAAGTATCATTAGTATCATCTAGATAATCATCTAAGTATGGACTCCAATCATCCAAATCGTTACCATAATCTTCCTCTTGTTTTCTTTTGTTGGATGTATTGTGAGGTATGTTGGGGTTGGAGGATAACGAATCTATTAGATTCTTAAAATCTTCTGCTTGAATAAAACCAGAGTCTACCAAAGATGAAAGTGCTTCTGGAGGAAAAAACATTGTCATTGTTATGATGTTTTGCATTACTGAATCGTCATCAGGTTCTTTTTCTTTCATAAGATTTCCATCCTCTTCAGATTCTTCAGATTCTTCAGACTCTTTATCAAACATATCATCCAATAATTCATCGTCAGCAGATGATTTTATAAAATCAAATAATGATTTAAGTTTATTTTCCATATTTTCTTTTGAATTATCTGGATTATCTGGATCATCTGGTTTGGTAAAATCCCTTACCTTTTTCTTAGTTACCTGTCTTGTATCTTCTCTTTCCATTTCCAAATCATATAATTTACAGGATTGTTCATCTGGATTTAATATTGTTGCAATAAAATCTTTAGGTATTTTTGTTTGTATTTGTTCAGTAAACTCTAACCAATTTTTTAGTGTGATTATTTCTTTTTGTCTACCAAACCCATCAATCATATACTTAGTTTCAAATAACATCGGTCTAAAGAGAATGAATTTTCCTTTTACTTCTCCTTTGATTTGTGTTATTATTTCTTCGCCGCTTTTTAACTTCATTATTCTATAGGATTTGTCCATCTTATGTCTCCTAAATTCTTATCTTCTTGATACTAAAAGAGAAGTTCTCATTAGTATATATCTTTAATCGTTCAGCAAAATGTTTTAAAGTATGATTCTTATACTTCTTATACGATAGATTATCACTTATGTCGTATAATTTTACATTATTTTTTGATTCTGATTTTCTTAATCCTCTCCCTATTGACTGTAAAACTCGGATTACAGATTTTGATGGAGAAGAGAATATAATATTGTGAATATTTTTTATATTAATACCAGTAGAGCATGTCCCATAAGATGCTATTAAAATGGCATTCTCTTCCTTGTCTATAATATTTCTAATTTCTTCTCTCTGTTCGGTGTCAGTACCACCGTGTATGAAAAATATCTTCCTATCACTACATGTTTCTTTAATTAATTCATGTAAAGGTTTTCCGTGTGATTCAACATAATTAAATAACAATAAAACATTTCCTTTTATCTTACAGCACAAATTTGAAATGAAATTGTTTCTGTTTTTATTCTCAACTAACCATTTCATCTCGTCATGATATTTTGCTCTCTTTATTTTTTCTATTTCTTCTCTTTTATAATTAAGAACTAGACATTCAATTTCAAGATAAGATAGTAGTTTCTTATCCATTAATTTCTTTGTGCTTGTTACATTATAAACTCTACCAAATAAACCCTCAATAACTAACTTGTTGGTAGACGTACCATCAAGGGTTCCGGTTGTTCCTATTCTATAAGGACAGTCTTTTAAATTTCCCATTAATTTGGTTAGAGATTTTGCTTTATAAAGATGACACTCATCACCAAATATTACATTATATTGATTAAAATATTTTTCGTGCATATTGTAAATACTTTGCCATGTAGAAATAACTATTCTCTTATTTGTTTCTTTATCTTTACCTGAATATATTACATGGCAATTTTCTTCAACGTCCCATCCATTTATTGAGGAATAGTCTTTGAAGTCATTATACATTTGAGACACCAACCCCGTAGTAGGAACTACTACTAGTATTTTTTTATCTTTGGGTATGATCATATCATAATATCTAAGAAGACAATATATTATCAAAGATTTTCCACTACCAGTTGGGGACAATAAAAGACATCTTTTTTTGTTTATTGAATGAAGAATACCATCAATTTGATGATCATAAAGTTTTATTCTATTACCTTTACTTGCTGGTTTTATTTTATCTTTGATGAATTTTATAATCTCATCATTTGGAATTGGTTTAGTATCTTCTATGTGGAGGTTGTATGAATAATTTCTATCTTCTGCAAACTTTACAACATAATCCTGTAAACCTCTGTATATCTTTTGGGTGTGTATATTATAAAGGCGGATTTGTCCATCCCACAATTTATTTTTATATGCAGGAGTGTATTGGTAGTTGGGAACAGAAAAAGTGAAGAATGAACTTAACTCTTTTGCAGTTGATTTGTCACAGTCCACTTTAATATGAACGGAATCTATAGGATATATCTCTAGTTTGCTCATGATCCGTTTGTAAATTTAATCCAGTCAATAGCAGAACGTATATTCCATTGTCTATTGTTTACTATTTTAATAATACTCTCTAGGTAATCTACCTTTTCTTGTTGAAGTAGTATTTTATTATTTAACAGGATGATGTCATCGTCTGAGTTGATGAACTTATCAATATCAGTTTTCAAAACATTCAGGCTAAATGGTTCCCAATCCCTTTCGTTCAATTCCTCTTCACTCATTTTACCAGTATAGTATAACCATTTATCCTTCTTTAATCGATATAGATCACTTTTAATCTTCCCAAGGATTAGTCTTTCATCCGTATGGAATATTAGATATTTATTATGAAGTTGTGGAGTCTTTAATGATTCAATATCAAGTTCAGTTTCATCCATGACCAAATCGGTTTTTGCCATGTTACGAATTTCATCTAAATTCATTGTAAAACTCCTTAAAGAATTTTACACCATAAAACAAACAATTCAAGAAGTTCCTGTTACATTCTCTATAGTTTTTATGTCGTATGACATATAGGCGAATGTTGCTGTTGCAATTACTGGTTCAGTTTCTGAAGAAACAGAAGTAAAATCTATCCCGGATAATGATATTGGGATTGCTTCTTTAATTCTTACATAATATTTTGGCTTATATGTGCTATTCATTATCATAATGGTTATATTTGAGAAGAAATCTTGAGTTTGAGAACTAGCAATTACACTATCATAATCTTCCATATTACCAATAGATTTCATCCAGTCAAATACCTCTAACCAATTTTTCATATTTTCATCTACCATAAATTGAACACTTAGTTGTTCAAAATCATATGCACCACCAACAAACTTTGGTCTTGTTCCTAATGCTGTAGGGAGGTCCACTGGCGATAATGAAACGCCTGGTAGGTTTACTGACTGACAGAAATATGTTACTGTTGGTAGTCTAGTTATTTCTAATTGGAAATAATTTGTTGCTAGATAATTATTAGTATCTGGTTGTCTGGGGTTTGCTACCCTAGTAACATCCGGTATTCCTGGTCCAGTATATCCAATCCCACCCGGACCATGTACAATATCTGGCATAACATATTTCCTGTTCTTTGACGACCAGTATGACACAAGCCCTCTTCTAATAGTATATGTATAAAAAAATATGTAAAAGAAAAGGGGAGTCCCAAAAGGACTCCCCTAGTCTTATCAGTTTAATTGAAGATTATCAAGCGGTGTTACCATGCAAGTTGCTAATGGTGAATAATCTATAGTAGAGATTATCAGCACCACCAAGTGTTGGCGAAGTGCTTGTTTCGTGGGCGAATGGGTTTGCAACCATTCCGTAACGAGTCTTGAAGCCAATCTTGGGCTGGAAGGTGTTCTCACCAACCGCACGCACCATCTGGAGTGGGACGTATGGACAGTAGAAGAGTCCAGCATCGTATGGGTTAGTACCTCTGTAACCAACACATGCGAAGTTTACATCTGTATCACTATATGGATCAATGTAAACCTTCATTTTACCGTTGAGTGTACCAACGAATGTGTTACCAGTGTCATCAACATCAAGGCTGGTGTTGAGAGCCGGTGAGAGTTGTAACCAACCACCCATTGCAAGGGCAGAAGCAACATCCGAAGAGCAGATAACAAAGTTACCCTTACCGCGGCGAGTTGTCTTGGCGATGACGTTTGCTTCACGCTCTAACTGGAACATAAGTCCACGGAAGCGTTCTGCACTCCAACGTCCATCAGAGTCAGTGTTAAGATCGTAAGTACCTGCGGTGCTTAGATCTGCTTGCTGTGCGCCGT